GTGACGGCCTCGAAGGTGCTTTTATTGGTGTTTTGCACCGGTTCAATCAACCGACGATCGCAGTCTATGATATTGAAAAAATCATCGCTATTTACATGTACCGCGATGGCATGACCGAAGAAGAAGCTCGTGAGTTTTTTGAATTCAATGTTATCGGAGCGTGGGTTGGGGAACGCACTCCAAGTTTCGTGTCTTCAATGTCACTCGAAGAGCTAAACCTGGCAATTCAGGAAAGCTCTGAATAAAAAAACAAAAAAGCTTGCCAACACCCTATGTAAAATCCTAAGCTTTTTGCTGGTTAAAACTTTTCTCAAGGAGTGTGGGGATGTCTCTCGACGAAGATGTTGCCAAAGCTTTGCAGTATGGTCGCCCAAAGAAGGACGATCCCAGGAAAAAGCCGGCAAAGCCGGACGAAAGGAAGCGAGGCAGCAAAAAGAACCCCAAGGATTCTGCTTCTAAGCCAAACAATTCCATCGAGGTTTCAGCGGAGACCGAGAAAAAAATTCGCAAGTTGATGGAAGAACACAACGCCAAAGACCCGAAATACAAGGCCAATATGGCCATGTTGAAGGCCGTCTTTCGTCGCGGGGCCGGGGCCTTCAGCACCAGCCATGCTCCAGGCATGGATCGGACCCGTTGGGGCCTGAAGCGGATCGAAGCCTTCCTGTACCTGTTGCGCAGGGGTAGGCCGTCCAACCCCAACTACAAGCAGGACAACGACCTGCTGCCGGACGGACATCCCCGCTCCAGCAAGAAGAAGGAGAAGTCCAAGAGCAGCACCCTCAACGACATTCTTTCTCGCATCGAGGGAGCTGTGCAGGATTTGCGCGATTCCCTGCGGGGCTGATGATGTTCAAGGTTTCGCTCGGAGAGAACGGCTGTTTCTTTGTGTCAGACAACGAAGGAAGACCAGCCGTTGTCTCCGGTGAAACATTGGATGATTTGGCCGATGTGCTGATAGCCATGTTGGCAGCGGTCAATAGTTTTGAAGGCTTTCAGGGGCAGCGGGCTTCGGAGTGGCCGAAAGTTAGAAGACAACACCTGGATGCCAACCCCCGTTGCGCAGCCTGTGGTTCGGACAAAAGTCTTCAGGTTCACCACAAGAAACCTTTCCATTGTGAGCCTTGTCTTGAATTGGACGCCGAAAATCTGATCACATTGTGTCCTTTGTGCCATTTCTACTTCGGGCACTTGCTCAGGTGGAAAAGCTGGAATGTCGATGTGAGCAAGGATGCGGCTTGGTTTTTAGAAAAGGTTAAGGAGAGACCATGAAAAGCTGGGGATTGACATTGTTTGTGGTTGCCTGGATCAGTTGTATCTGGCAGTTCTCGGTTCGCCCGATCCTAAACATGGAAATGCGCATCAAGGCAACGGAGGCCAGTCTGCGATTTGAAAAGCAGCGGTCGCAGCTTCTGGACGACGAGATCGCCGAGCTTCGCTCAAAACCCAGCTACGAGGAAGGTTATCGCGATGCCGTCATCCGTGCCGGGGCGCCCGAAAATGCCAGCGCCTACAAAGATGGCTACGATGCGGCCATCCTTGCTGTCGGCGATGGAGGCTATGCTGACGGTTATCACGCAGCCATCAAGCAGTTTGGCTTCCCGGCCCGCCCCAACCAGGCCATGGCCAAAGCCAGGAAGGATGGTGCCGAATGAGCATCATCACGAAAAAAGGTGTGTGCAAAGTCACGAACGAGCAGTACGCCGAGGCCTACAAGCAGTATGAGCCGTGTCTGCACAAGCATTGCCAATCGTGGACCGGTAAGTTTGACAAGGATGAGGCCATGCAAATTGCTGGCATTGCCTTGTGGATGGCACTCCAGAATTACGACAGTTCCCGCCGGATGACTTTCCTCGGGTATCTGATCAACCGTATCCGTTGGTCTTTCCTGGTGGCCTACCGCAAGAAGAGGAGGCAGAACAAGGAAATACCTGTCGATACCACGGTCAAGTGCTGGATAAACGAACCCTTCTATCTGCAAGAAGATCCGGATGAGAGGCCCGATGTCATCAAAAGACACCTGAACGACAAGGCGTCTAAGATTGTTGATCTGGTCGTGGCCGGGAAAAACACGACAGAAATCAAGCAGGAGATGGGTATTTCTAGGCAGCGGGTTCATCAGATTTTTGGAGAAATCCGCAGCACACACAATCGGCTTTGTTCGATTGGCAAAATGTAGTCTGCCTAGACATCCTTGATTTTTTCAACGCGCATCTTTGCTAGTCAGGGGTGCGCGTAAGTCTTTTTGTCAACCTAATTAATAATCCAGACAAACATAATTTTGAAAAAACTATTGTCAACTCTGTCCAGCTTGCTATTATTTGAATGTCGGGAGCAAGAGTTGCAACCGAAAAAGTCGTGAGACAAGGAAAAAAGCAATGAGCAACAGCAGCGTTTTGGTGGGATCGGGTAACAATGGCGATTTCGTGCATCAGCACCAGGAAATGAGTGCCAAGCAGGATTTCCGCAATGTGTCCAAGAAGTGGCTGGACAAATGCATCACTTTTGATCAAGGTCTGGAAAGGCTTTACGACGGACGCAGCCAGACGGAAGACTTTGAGGCAACGATCACCCAGTTCCGTCCCGCTTTGACCGACTCTGGCCGTTTTGTCATCCGCGACCAGGCGTCCGGCAGGGATTTCAAGCCCACCCAACACGCCCTCAACCAGCTTTCCCGCTGGGCAAATGTCGGCAACTTCCTGCCGACGAAGCTATATGCCAGCACCGACACTCAAGATCACGAGACGCTGGTTCGTGTTTTTGAGAACGGTCTGCGCCATATTGATGGCGACAAGAACCTGTTCTGGCGTTGCCGTCAGGATGGCACCCTCCGCGCCGTCCTCAGCAACCGGTACATGGAGGTCAACAACGAATGGTTCCTCAAGACCCTCCAGGAGATCATACCTGGCGGCATGTTGTCGCACTGGCGTGGGGATAGCGACACGATTTACGGCAACATCCTGATCCCAGATTCCATCCGGGAGGAGTCCGACAGCGACTACGGCGGAATGCTGTCTATCGGCAACTCCGAGGTCGGCACCCGTCACCTGTTCTCGTTGCCGTCTGTTTTCCGGGCCATCTGCATGAACGGGTGCATCTGGGATCAGAAGAAAGGCGAATCCCTGAAGATGCGCCACAATGGCGAACCGGACTACGAAGTCCTGTATGTGGCGATTCGGCAAAATCTGGAAAACCAGATTCCCCTGTTGCCCCGCGGTATCGGTCAACTGCTAGATACCCGGGCCAAGAAATGGGACAGCGGTTCGATTTACCCGCTTTTCGCTGCCCTGGCTACCGAGTTCAAGATTGCCCGCGAACCCATCAGCAAGGTTTTGGGCGCCTACCAGGAAGAGTTGCTGGCGGCCGACTCCAGCCGCAACAACCTGTTCGGGGTGATCAACGCCTTCACCCGGGCCGGGCAGGGGTTGTCCAACGAGCAATGGTACAGCTTTGATATCATTGGCGGCAAACTGGCTGGTTTGTCCGGCAACGAGTGGGATGGTCTCCGCAACCGGGCTAGGGCTATGAAGACAGAGACCGTGGACAAAGTTCTTGGCCTGGCTTCCTAACTTAAAAAACAGTCTTAAAGACAAGCCCGTCCGGATGATTCCGGGCGGGTTTTTTGTTGGCAAAAGAAAAGCCCCCGGGGATCACTACTCCCCGGAGGCCTTTTGACTCTGCCAGAGGTTTCTGGCCGGAGAGTCATACCCCTTGCAGGATGGTACTTAAACAATAGTTTTGAGGCTTTTTATCAGCAAGGCGTGAAAAAATAATTTTACTTATTGGCCGATTGAACAATAATGGAGTGTCGGCTCACGGGGGAAAGTAGCCGATAGGATGTTCGATTGTGTGTTTAATGTCGTACTTAGGTTTTGGGGGAACACTATTATTGGGGGGTTGTTATGAAGACTAATTATCAGGTTTCACCAGAAGAGTTCATCATGGCTTGGGAGACCAGTGAGTCGGTTCCAGAAGTGGTTGAAAAATTGCGACGGGTTGCCAAGGCCAAAAACACTCAAAGTATGTCTAAAGATATAGTTTTATCTCGTGCGTCATCTTATCGTTCTCTGGGTGTGAATCTGAAAAAAATGAAACGGAAGCACGGCAAACCGATTGATGTCAAGGCCTTGAACAATCTGGTCTCCAGGATCAATCAGGGGGGCGGTCTGTTTGACAAGGATGTTGTGGCTATCGACTTGAGAAAAATGAGCAACGACAAGATCACCGCCTGATTTTGTCTGGGGGGTCTGGTCTTCTGGGGTGGTGTATTCAATTACGCTATCCACCCCCAGAGGACTAGACCCATGCCCAATCTCTATGGCAATCCTGTCGTTTCCGGGCAGATGATTCCGCACGGCA